CCCATAATAATTTTGGCCTGGGGGGTTTGGTCGGACGATCCGGCCGCTATGGAGAAGATAAAGGTGTTCTTTGAGCATTTCCAAGCGCTTCCCTCATGGTTTACAAATTTATGGATTTTAGTTTGCGCCAGCATATTTGGTATAAAGGGAACTCAAATATTTAGAAATGGAGGGAAAAAATAATGTTTAAATCAGAAAAACAAAGACGATTTATGCATGCTAACCACCCTGAAATCGCAAAGCGATGGGAGAAAGAGTATACAAAAGGTGGAAGAGTAAAAGTTAATGAAGGTGGATATATTGGACCAAGCATTAGAGGTGAGTATGGTGGAGTTAATTTATCAAATCCACACAACAAGAAATATTATAAAGGAATGATATAAGTGGATCCGTTAGTAATTGTATCAAAGATACAAAAAATAATGAGAGACAGTTTACAGAGAGTTGGAGATGCCATGATAAGTGGTGGTGTTGACAATATGGAAAAATATCAGTATATGTTAGGACAGGCAAGAACATATCAATATTTACTACAGGAAATCTCTAACCTGCTAGAAAAAAAGGAGCAAAAAGATGAGCAAGGAAACGTTGTCGATATCGGAAAAGGAAATTCCAAAACTTAAGAATGCTTTAACCGATAAGTATAAATCAGAGGAAAAAGAACCTTTGAATCCAGATAACATACAAAATGTAAAAGACCAGCTACCCGAACCTAGCGGCTGGAGACTTTTAGTTTTACCTTTTACACCGAAAGAGAAAACTAAAGGTGGAATAATCATTGCACAAGAATCATTAGAGAAATTAAGAATAGCTACAAACTGTGGTTATGTTTTAAAGGTTGGTCCATTAGCTTATTATGATAAGGAAAAATTTCCTACAGGCTCTTGGTGCAAAAAAGGAGATTGGGTGATTTTTGCAAAATATGCAGGATCAAGATTACCAATTGACGGCGGAGAAGTCCGTTTATTAAACGACGACGAAGTTTTAGGAACTATAAAAGATCCTGAATCAGTGTTGCATAATGTATAACATAGAAGGAGATAACTATGCCAGAAGATGACAAACAAGATCTAGTTGATATCGATACATCGGGTCCCGGTGCAGAGGTTGAATTAGAGGAAGAAAAAGTAAAAGAAGTAAAAGAAGAAACTACTAACGAACAAGATAAAACTTATGAAAATGAACGTGAAGAAAAACTTGAAGAAGCAAAAGTAGAACCTAAAGTTGAAGAACCTAAAACAGAAGAAGTAAAAGAAGAAACTAAAAAAGAAGAACCAAAAGAAGAATTAGAACAATACAGCGAAGGCGTTCAAAAAAGAATTGCAAAGCTAACTAAAAAATGGCGTGAAGCAGAAAGACAAAAAGAAGCTGCTTTAGAATATGCTAGAGGTGGTCAAGTAGAACTTTCTCAATTAAAAACAAAAGTTTCTAAATTAGAGCCGAGTTATGTAAATGCGGTTGAGAATAGAGTTATTTCAGGTCTAGCAGCTGCTAAATCTAAGCTTATGAGAGCTAGAGAAGCAGGTGATATAGATGCTGAAGTTGATGCACAAAAAGAAATTGGTAGACTTGGAATGGAAGAAGTAAGAGTTAATACTCTTAAAAATAAACTTTCTGAGACTAAAGCAACGGAAGTAAAAACTCCATCTTTAAACCAAGCAATTCAAGCACCACCTACTGATCCAAAAGCAGAAGAATGGGCTGATAGAAATGAATGGTTTGGTAAAGATAATGCTATGACTTACACAGCATTTGACTTACATGAGAAGTTAACTAAACAAGAAGGCTTCGACCCACATTCTAACGAATATTATTCTGAGATAGACAAGCGAATGAGACTTGACTTCCCACATAAATTTGATAGAAAAGAACTATCGGAAGGAACGACCAAACCTACACAAACAGTAGCGTCGGCAACGCGAAGTGTTAAACCTGGTCGCCAAACTGTGAGACTCACTTCATCGCAGGTAGCAATTGCTAAAAAATTAGGAGTGCCATTAGAAGACTATGCGAAACAATTAAAAATAATCACGAAGGAGATATAAGCATATGCAAAAAGATACAATAAAAGCTTCCCGTGCGAGTCAAACTAGAGTTAAAGAAGTAAGAAAACAAGTTTGGACTCCACCATCATCTTTAGATGCACCCCCTGCACCAGATGGATATCATCACAGGTGGATAAGAGCCGAGTCAATGGGTTTTGACGATACAAAAAACATGGCCGGTAAGCTGAGATCAGGTTACGAATTAGTGAGAGCTGATGAATACCCTGACACAGATTATCCAGCGATTGATACAGGTAAGTACAAGGGAGTGATCGGAGTTGGCGGACTATTGCTGGCTAGGATATCTTTAGAGTTAGTTAAATCGCGTAAGGAGTATTTTGATAACCTTACAAAACAAAAAGACGAAGCGATCAATAACGACCTTATGAAGGAACAGCACCCAGGAATGCCTATCGATATTGATAGACAGACCCGTGTAACCTTCGGTGGTACAAAAAAAGACTAATAATTTTTTAGTAATTTTTGCCAACGAATTCAATTAATTGTGACTGGAGGTCCGTAAGGACAGGTCACTAAAGGAGAAAATAATATGGCAAACCAAGACGCAGCTTTCGGATTAAAACCCCTAGGCAAAATTGGACAGTCAGCAGATAATAACGCAGCTACTGAATATGAAGTAGCAGCATGTGCTTCAGCTTTTGCTCAAAACGACCTTATGGTTGCTTTGGCAGCAGGAACTGTTGGCATAGGCGCAGCTACTGATAACGGAGTTCTTTTGGGCTCTTGTCAGGGTGTGTTTTTCACTGACGCTTCAACAAGTAAACCAACCTTTGCTAATCACTTAGTTGCTTCAAACACAGCTACTGATATCAAAGCTTTTATAACTGATGACCCATTTCAAGTTTATGAAGTACAATCGGCAGCATCTGGCGCAACTCAACAACTAGACGTTTTCACAAACGCCGATGTTTCTGTTGGCGCAGGTGTTACTCCGCATTTTGTTTCTAAAACTGAAGTAGCGGACGCATCAGACACACAAACAACAGCCAACTTGCGAATTATCGGAGTTTCGGATGATCCTGACAATAGCGACTTAACAGCAGCTAATTGTAATTTTAAAGTGATCATTAACGAACATTTCTATATGACCGCAACTGGCGTATAATAGCAGAATAGGAGAATAAATTATGGCTATATCAAGAGGACAACTAGTAAAAGAACTAGAGCCAGGTTTGAATGCACTATTCGGCTTGGAATACAAAAACTATGCTAACGAACATGCGGAGATTTTTGACACTGAAAACAGTGACAGAGCTTTTGAAGAAGAAGTAATGTTATCTGGTTTCGCAAATGCACCAATCAAAGCAGAAGGAACGGGAGTTTCATTTGACAACGCTCAAGAAACTTTCACCGCTCGTTATACACATGAAACGCTTGCTTTAGCGTTCGCGATCACTGAAGAAGCGATCGAGGATAATTTGTACGATAGACTTGCGTCTAGATATACAAAAGCTTTAGCGAGATCAATGGCTAACACTAAACAAGTGAAAGCAGCTAAGGTGTTAAACAACGGGTTCGGAACAGCAGATGGTGGAGATGGTAAGGAGCTTTTAGCTACTGACCACCCTATCGTTACTGGAACTGAACAGAATGAGTTATCTACTGCAGCAGACCTTAACGAAACATCTTTGGAGCAAGCATTAATTGACATTGCAGCTCTTACAGATGAAAGAGGTTTAAAAATTGCAGCTAAAGGTATGAAATTAATTGTGCCTTCAGCTTTACAATTTACTGCTGAGAGACTTATGAAGTCAACACAAAGAGTTGGAACAGCTGATAATGATATCAATGCAGTTGTATCTATGGGAATGATTCCACAAGGCTATACTGTGAATCATTACTTAACTGATACAGATGCTTGGTTCATTAAAACAGATGTACCTAATGGTCTTAAACATTTTGTGAGAGCACCATTAAAAACAGCTATGGAAGGCGACTTTACAACTGGAAACGTAAGATACAAAGCTAGAGAGAGATACTCATTTGGGTTCTCCGACTGGAGAGGTATTTTCGGATCACCGGGAGCATAATAAAATAATATTTTGTGGCGGACACAGTTCCGCCACAATTTAATTTTAGAAAGAAAAATGCGACAATTTCTAGTTAATATATGGGCTTATGATTATCATGCTAAATTTGAAGTTTTAGCAGAGGATAATCGTGAATCTATAGAGAAATCAATCCTTGACAAACTAGGAGAAAAGTCTATAAAGTGGGAATCAACAGGAATGTTTAGAGATATTCCCAACAGAATAACCTATGAGGAGGTTAATCATGACCGAAGACCTATACAAACAAAAAAGGTCCTTGGAGTTGAGATGGCAGTTGGAGTATGAGCAAAATGGCAAATATACTCTTAACATGGTCGAAATTGATAATACAATTAAAGGTATTATTACTGAGATTAAAGCTGAAGAATTTAAAATTGCTGATAGAGAAAATGCAATTAGAGATTCAGCTGCCCAAGTTTCTGTGGCAACTTAGATAAACGCCACATCGCTGAAATCGTACTTTTATGCAGGGATCTCTTGCACTCAATCAAAAAATAACATATAAATTAACCACTATACAATTTTAAAAAAAATTGAATGTAGACGCGTATAGTCGACATCCCCTAGGGACTACATTTAAAATATTCTAGGAGGAATATTATGGCAAACACAACGTTTAAGGGAACAGTAAGAGCAGAATCTGGTCTTAAAGTTTCCGCACAAACAGCTGCAACTGGTGCATACACAGATAAATTTACTGTTAATTCATCAGGACAGCCAATAACCGTAAATGGAGCACACTGGAAATATACAGCTGCATCAGGTTACGGACCTACTGATTTAATGATCGGTAAAGCTAGTAGTTCTGCAGCAACTGTAGATCCATTCGCTGAAAGTTCATCTAAATTATTTCCATTAGGAAGTGAATTAATTTACAATGACAGAAAATTCAGATATGGACTTAATGGTGGCTCAGCGATTACTGCTGGAAAACTCGTACAACACGTAACAGAAGTTGCTAATCACACTAACTGTGCTGCTACTGCAACAACTGCAGCTGGTGAAACAGCAATATCTATTGAAACAGCTGGAGACACAGATCTTACAGCTAATCAATATGCTGAAGGTTATCTATTTGTTAATGATGTGAATGGTGAAGGACAATGTTTAAAAGTTAAGTCTCACCCAGCTCACGATCACTCGGATGATCCAAGTGTTATTATTACTTGTTACGATGATTTAGCAACAGCGTTAACAACTAGTTCTCAATTAACTTTAATGCCTAACCCATACTCAGCAGTTGTTGTAGCTCCGACTACACATACTGGTGCTTGCGTGGGTGCAACAACAGTTGATATGACAGCTAGTTATTATGGTTGGTTCCAAACTCATGGACCAGCTGCATTATTAACTGACGGTACTCTTACTCTAGTATCACCAGCAGTTCGTTCAGACGGAACTGCAGGAGCAGTTGAAGTACTAGACTCTGATGCAGATGCAGAAAGTCAAGTAATTGGACAAGTTATGTGTGTTAGTGCAACGGGAGAGTATTCATTAATTTGGATGAATCTGTAATAAAATAATTAATATTAGGTGGAGCGTAAGTTCCACCTAATAAATTAAGGAGAAAATTTATGTCAACAGATATAAAATCATCTGCGGTAATTACAACTACAGCGCTCGACGCTGATGGTTTATCGACTGCAGCAGCCGTTGGAAATAATGCAGCACTTACTTTAGGTGGAGCATTAACTTCTGGAGGAGCTTATACAGCAGAAACAGGAACAGCTAGACAAATTACACTTTTAAGTGCAGGTGATGATTCAGGTAAAACATTTACTGTTGTCGG